CACGGTATTCCTTGTATGACCCCATTGGGCGGCTCCAGGAGGAGATGCGGAAGCAGAGAAAACGGATGAAAATTATCGAAACTCCTGCGCTCGACCTTATTACCGATGAAAGCAATTTTGAGTATACCAGAGATGGTAAAAAGGTATTCACGACACAGTATTTCAGGGATCAGCGTGAAATGTTGTCCGCAGAACAGTTTGAATCTGAATTTCAGCAGCAGCCATTTGAAGCAAAAGGCTTATTATTCCCAGAGAATGAATTGAACCGATATTTTGAGTTGCCCGTTGACCGTGAGCCGGATGCTATTATTTCTGTCTGTGATACGGCAGAAGGTGGCGGAGACAGTGTTATGATGCCGATTGGATATATCTACGGAGAAGACACATTTATTGAGGATTGTGTATTTGATAACAGTACTCCAGAGGTGACGAAACCGCAATGCGCTAAAAAGCTGGTAGAGCACAAGGTTTCGGTTGCTACTTTCGAGAGCAACAATGCGGGGACATATTTTGCACGCGATGTTGAAGAACTTGTTAAGAAAATGGGCGGTCGTGTGAGCATTAGAACGAGGCGTACTATCAGCAACAAGCAGACGCGCATCGAAATGGCATCTGATGGTATATTAAAACACTTTTACTTCAAGGATAAATCTCTCTATAAACCCTCCGACCAGTATGGGCAAATGATGCGTGAACTGGTGACATACACCCGAACTGGCAAGGTGAAGCACGATGATTCACCAGACGGCCTTTCACTTTTGGAAAACGAAATTCGCAACTTAACTTGGGGGAAAGTAGAGGTATTTACGCGGCCATTTTAAAATCTCGAATAATCCATTAGACACATATAGATATATAGGTTGTTATCTTAACAACGATTGATGTATAATATATTTGGGTAAACATAATTATCCAATTTTCCTACCCTTTCGGGCTGTGACCAACCACGGCCCAAAGGACAACCCACTCCCCCGGCAGGGTATCTAGTGAGCAGATATTAAACGGAAAGGAGAGCCTCTCTTGTACGTTTCCTGCCGGGGGACTCCCTTCACGTTAACCTGCTCCAGAGTTTCGCAATCGAAGCCGACATGCGGAGCAGATAACGACTGAGCGGTGGCGGAACAGGTAGACGCTATGGTGACGGGTAGGGTGGCACCTATTATCCTGCTGGCGGTACGGGTATCATCCCTCGGGTTTGCAGGCCGCAGTAATGCGCGACGGGCGTTAGGCAGCAATCCACTTATGTGAGGTGCAAATCCTCACCCGCTCAAACAATATACGGGTGTAGCTCAATGGAGAGCGCCGGTCTCCAAAACCGGAGGTTGGGGGAACAGAGCCTTCCACCCGTGCCAGATGTATGGTTCCACAGCTCCACGAAGAGAAAACGGGCCTTCCTTGTGCGCTGTGCGAAAGCGGCGGGGCGAAGAATATTTAATTGGCTGACCCCGGCTCAATAAACTAAAACGGTTCCGACCGACGACACCGGCGGAGGGGTTGAGATGTACCGTGATTGCTATACGATGAAACTGGCTTACCCCTGCGAGGCTGACGGATGTAGGTGCGGTTCCGGCTGTCTTAGGACAAGGCCGGATTGTAACAGGACGGCTGACGAAGATTCGTATAGTAATTGTGATGTGATACCGCACATCGGATTACATAGAAGCAGTGAATATATGCCGCAGCACGATGCAGCCCACAATCAGGGCCGGAGGGTCGCGCCCTCCATGCGGCAGAGCCGACAGTCATAGTGTCGGGTAAAAAAGCGGTGGCAGCTATGACCTGTCCCGGCGCTATCCCGCTGAAAACTACCTGTACCGGATCGGGTAAAGTACCATATGGCATATCCATATGACGCAGGTGTGACAATCTAAGCGGGAAGCGCACATACGCCGCCTCGCAGTTGCGAGAGACGGGAGCGGTGCCAAAGACCGAAAGGAGTCGTCCATTGAATGAAGATTGACGTTTATTGTCCTGTTTGCGCTGCCGCCGGTATCAATCATGGAAAAGGGCGGCTTTTGATGCAGGTGGATAGCAAGGCAGTTGGTATTGTTTACCCATACTGTAAGGCTTGCAAGAAGAACATTAAAATCGAATTGAAAGGCGAAAAGAGCGCCTGAAAATATATAGTTTAGTGCCAAGTGCCTCCGGGCAATGCCTGGACGAAGCGTGCCGAGTGCCGAGAGTGGACCTTTACGGGTCTGTTCTTGGCACTTTTTTTGTTGTTCTGGAGGTGACAAGGTGACTGAAAACGATACTGTTCGGGCTATATCCGAATGGCCGGTTGATGGCTTGACTGGTCGGCGCAAAATCTACACCGCAAAAAAGAAAGTCACCCCGGAAAACGTGGTGGAGGTGCTGGGCAAGGCGCTGGCCGTGCATCGTATCAACAGGGCGGAAACGGCCTATTTGTATGACTATTACAGAGGCAAGCAGGATATCCGCCTGAAAGATAAGATCGTCCGTCCAGAGATCAACAACAAGGTGATGATTAACCGGGCGAATGAGATCGTGACTTTCAAGACGGCCTATCTTCTGGACGGCCCGATCCGCTATGTGTCCAACGGCGGAGAAGACGATGTGTCGGCTAGCGTGAACAAACTCAACGAGTATATGCGTGCTGAGAGCAAGGACACGCTGGACAAGGAATTAGCGGACTGGATGCACATTTGCGGCGTAGCGGTACGCATGGTGCTCCCTGACAAAGCTGGTGAGGAGGACGGTTCCCCGGTATCCATCTACACACTCGACCCGCGAGCGGCGTTTTGCATCTACCACAGTGGCGTAGGGCAGAAAAAAGTCGCTGGTGTTCTGGAACAGGTAGACGAGGAGGGCCAGCCATACTTCTGCGTTTACACCCCTGAATGGTATTTCGAGGTGCAGAACGGCCAGATCACTAAGCAGGAGGGCCGTACCATCCCCTATATCCCCATTGTGGAGTATGTAAACAACGATGCCCGCATGGGGGCCTTTGAGCCAGTCATCCCCATTCTGAATGCCATCAACATGATTGAATCCAACCGGCTTGACAGTATTCAGGATTTTGTCAACGCCTTTGATGTATTCCAGAACTGTGAGTTGGAGAACGGCCAGTATAAGGAACTGGCGAAGGGCGGAATGGCAATTACTATCAAGAGCGTTCAGCCCGGCATGGAGGCTAAGGTCTACCGCATTGCCTCTGAGCTGAACCAAACCAACACGCAGACCATTGTGGACGATCTGGAGGATGCATACCTGACCATCTGCGGGATGCCGAACCGGAACGGCGGTTCCTCTACCAGCGACACCGGGCAGGCGGTCATTTACCGGGACGGCTGGTCCGCAGCTGAGAGTAGAGCCAAAGACACAGAAAAGACCTGGGAACGGTCGGAGCGGGAGTTCCTGCGGCTGGTGCTGTATATCTGCCGGGAGACTGGCGATTTTGGCTTGCAGTTGTCCGACATCAAGCCGGAGTTCACCCGCAAGAACCTGTCCAATATTCAATCCAAGGCGCAAGTGCTGGCGGAGATGCTGAATAACAGTAAGATTCACCCGAAGCTGGCGTTCCAGTACAGCGGGCTGTTCAGCGACCCCGAGGAGGCTTTTAGGATTTCTATGGCCTACTACGAAGAGAACCAGCGCAAGATGGAGCGGAGCCTGCGGAATGAGCTGGCGGCGGAACGGGACAACGGGGACAATCTGTCCAATCCGCAGGATGGCGGCGGTGATGCTGAATGAGCGGCTACTATGACCTCACAGACAAAGCCATCGATATTTTGAACAGGAGGGCGGTCAAGCGGTTTGAGGATGCCAAAGACGAAGCGGCGCTGGCGAAATTTGATGAGCTCAATGTGCTGGAAGTCACCCGGACGCTATATGACCAACTGCGCAAGGACAACCAAGATGTCTTTCTTGAACTGGCGCAAGAGCGGTATCAGGAGGCCGAACCGCATGGAGAAGAACCGCCTGATTTAGCGTGGCTGCTGGCTCTGCTGGCGGCGTACAACGCTGTGACGAAGTATCAGTATTCCCATGAATGGGAGCGAAAGCGTGACCGGACAGCGGAGGCTATTAACTCTACTACCGCAAAAGTCACAGAGTTCCGACGGGGCATTTCATATTGGGCGCAGATGACGGAATGGTATGCGGTGGAAGTAACAGACCAGTCCACACTGAAAGCATTTCAAGACAGCGGTGTGCGCTATGTAAAATGGAACACCATGAATGATGGACGGGAGTGTTCCACTTGTAAGGAGCGAGACGGGAAGATTTATCCCATCCGCAGTATTCCGCCCAAGCCCCATCCCGGTTGTCGGTGCTGGTATACACCGACGGAGAAAAAGTGAATTTGAGCGGCCCAGCCACTTGAATACGGGAGGAAAGAATATGGCAAGCCTTGATGGACCCCTGACAATTACAAATTCAGAATATCGTCCTTGTGTTGTAGATGAGAAACGGGCGATGTTCCACTGCTGGGAGCAACGGGCCGATGTAGTAGACGCCTCACCGTTGCGTGGTGGGCACCCAGGCGGACAATATTGGGTAACGCTTGGCATTGTT